ATGGCCACATTTAAGCATGAAGTACAAAAGCAGCGGAAGGACGGTACTTTTAATGTAAAGATACTTGTCACTCATAACAGACAGTTGAAAAGATTGCCTACTGGCATTTATATCACCAAAGATGATATGACGCGATCAGGTAAAATCAAAAACCAGAAAGTATTAGATCAGATAGATGATTTGATAAGGCTATACAGAAAAAAAGCAAATGAACTTTCTATTGCAATTAATACCATGACTATAGATAAATTGGCAGATTATCTGTGTGAGCCGGAAATAGCCTCTATTGATTTTATAGAAGTGTTTCGTGATTACATAGATGAGAATGCGGATAAGAAAGGTTTGAAAAATTACAGATCGGCGCTAAACTCTCTTATTAAATTCATAGGAAGGGATAGGTTGGATGTTTCGGAAATAACTGTTGCTTTTCTGGAAAAATATGAGGCTTATCTTGGGAAAGGCCGTGCGGTGTCTTTGTATCTTGGCAGTATGAGGCATGTTTATTTTTATGCGAAACAAAAATACAACGACGAAGATGCAAAAAGGATATTGATACCTTATTCTCCATTTTCAAGATATAAGGTTCCTCGTCAGAATATTGCTGAAAAAAGAGCGATTAGTGCTGATCTTGTCCGGGAGATAATAAAATTGCCCTATGACACTACAAGTAGGGGAAATAATAAAGAAAATCGTTATAATCTGGCAAAGGACTGCTTTATACTATCATTCTGTCTTATTGGAATGAACTCTGTTGATTTGTACAATGCGGAAATATGCGAGAATAGCGAAATTGTATATTGTCGGACTAAAACAAAGGATCGCAGAAATGACAACGCAAAGATTCGAATAAAGATACATCCCCTCATATTGCCCATAATTAAAAAGTACATGGATAAAACAGGAAAAAGAGTTTTTAGGTTTTATCAAATGTATGCCGATCAGTCGACATTTAATGCCGCTCTAAATAAAGGATTGAAAGCTGTTGGAAAAAAGATTGGTATTCCCGATCTTGAATTTTATGCAGCGCGCCATTCTTGGGCCACGATAGCAAGAAATGATTTGAATACTGATAAGTCAACCATAGATGAAGCCTTGAACCATGTTGATAAGAATCTTTCAGTTACAGATTTGTATATAAAGAAGGACTTTTCGATTATTAACAAGGTTAATAAGTCGGTTTTAGATTATATATTCAATTTTACATAACCCGCCGGCGACATTACCGGCGGGACATCCAAACGTGATACGCTGGGCACGAAGCCTCAACATGTGGGTTTATGTTATTTATGTAGCAATATTATGAAGCGACAGATATTCTTGTATGCTTATTGATTGTTTCCCAGATTCGAACGTACGCCTTTCGATTTTCTTCTTTAAAGTCAATCCCGGTATCGTCGATAAATATTTCATGCGCCAGAACCACATAATCGGTATTCTGTACATAGATAGATAACTCCGATCTTTCCGGCCGGGAAGAGACAGATATTATAATGTCACTCTTTGCGATCAGTTTCTCGATCATGATTCGCTGGATTCCTTTTAATACATCTAATGTTGTCATAATATTAATCTCCATTATATCTATTGTTAGCATAGTAATTTGTCAGTGTGTTAGCCATGAAAGCCATAGAACAAGTACCAACATTGCGTTTAGCATCCCGGCTTTCGCATTGCTTCTTATTCAAGTTGAAAAGCTGGTACATCTTCATCGCCTTGTCATAGGAACTTCTTTCGTCCTTCCAAGCCTCTTTTAGGCATTCTCCGAACGTCAATACATGATTGCGGTACTTCTTGCCATCCTTGAACATTGACCAAGCGGATTTCATGATTCTTGCTTTGTTATACTTTGGTGCTTCCATTGTCTTGCTAAATTATCGTTTTACTTTAATTTTATGCTGCAAATATACATTTAAGGATAATTTTGGCAAAATAAAAAAGAAGAAAAATTATCATTAGAAGTAAATTTAACATAGTGTTTTATCGTTTGATGATATTTTAATATATATTTGCACCGAATAAATAATTAACATTAGACGTATATGAAATTAAGAATTAAAGAAATTTGCCAAATGCGCAATACTACACAAAAGGAACTTGCGGATAAATTGGGTGTTTCAGAAGTTACTTTGAGCCGTGCAAGCAACGGTAACACATCTTTGCCATTACTTGAAAATATAGCTTTAGCTTTACATGTGCCCATTTCAGATTTATTTGAAAAGGACAGTCAAGTAAAGAGTATCATTTGCCCACACTGCCAAAAAACTATACCAATACAATTAGATGTTAAGGTAAAATTTGAATAATATGTTATTAAATATGTTACAATATTAGCCTTTGTTCGATTTAACTAATACCTTTGTACCCAAACATAAAACCAAAAAAAATGAACAAAATACAATTTGCCATCTACTTGATGGCTTTATTGCTTTGCGCCTGCTCGGAAGATAAGAAGGATGCGCCGATAGATATTACACCTGATGAAAAACCAAAATGGGAATTGCTGTTAGATGAATATGGTCTCAATCCTTCTCAAAGAGAAAATATTAATTCGATAGGAGAGGTATTTAGCGTAGGAAACACGAAATTACTATTGGGACAACGGAATTACAACGCATGGATTGCTCGTTTTGATAATAATGGAAATGAGATTAAGTCTTTTGAGATGCCTCAGTCTTCCGATTGGAAGTATTCTTATTTTAATTCAAAATCACGTGTCTTGATAAATGGGGATTTGCTTATTGTAAGAGGTTGGTTTCATAATAACTCGCAATATACGGATTTTGCAAATGGTTATTATGAGGAGCGTTTATCTGTGTTTAATATAAACTCTTTTACCGAAGTTGATTATGATGTTTATAATGGAGACTTTAATGGGAATAATTACAATGTATATGTATATCCTTCTAATGGGAGGTGTCTTTTGATTAAAGATCCTTCGTCTGGTCAAGATGAGTTTTATGTAGTAGGAGAAAATGGCAAGTTTCTTTATGGTAGAGAGTGGGGAGAAAATGAAATTTCCTTCTTTAGGCGTTTTGGCCAATATGCTGTCCCTGAATCTTGTTTTTTGATTTTTTTGACAGACGAAATAGTAGCTCCTGTATTGTCTAATGAAAAAAACTTTGATTCATACAAAATCATAAATCTGAAAGACTGGGGATTGGTAAAAGAAATAGGAGAGAAGGACGGATTAAAACCTTTTGGAGATAGAATTGAGGAAGAAGGTGTGATTTATATGCCTGATACGACTTATTTGGAAGAAAATAAGATTAAATATGTTTATAGCGAGAAAAAGCGAATAACCGATGAAATATCTGGGAATGTAAAATACAAAGTATTGGATAGATATTGTTATGATATAGATATTAAAGATTATAGGGTTTCTTTTGTCGGCAAAATTAAGTAATGAAAGTTATGAAAAGAATTTTGTTATTATTGTTTTTAGTAGTTTTCTTGATTTCGTGCTCGGAAGACGAACCAGTGGTTACCGGTATATCCTTAGATAAATCAGAACTTACATTAAAAATAGGAGAAAGCTATCAATTCAAATTATCGCATATGCCTTTGAAGGCAAAATCGCCAAAATGTCAATGGTATTTATCTAAATATTATCCAAATTGTGAAGGTTGTGAAAGTTATGAAGTTGGAACGATAGATCAGAATGGCCTTTTTACTGCAATTAGAGATGGAGAGGTATATGTAACAGTGTTTACTTTGGAAGACTATGATCCTGTAACCTATAAGTCGTATGACGCAACATGTAAAGTTACAGTTTTGCCAATAGAAGCGACAAGCCTAACTCTAAACAAAACCGAAGAGATTATGAATATAGGAGAAACTATTTCTTTGGAGGCTAAAATAGAACCTGAAAATACTACACATAAGGATGTAAAGTGGGAATCAAATAATCCTAATATTGTGAGCGTAAGAAATGATGAAGTATTTGGAGGAAAAGCGGTAGTGACCGCATTGCAAGAAGGGGAGGCTATAATCACGGCTTCTGTTGGTTCTATTACAGCGACTTGTAAGATTACAGTTAATCCGACAAAACTTGAAGGCATATCTTTTGATCAGGCAGAAAAGACCTTGAAAGAAGGTGAGTCATTTGTTCTTACGCCTGTATTTACGCCAGAAAATGCAAGTAATAAAAAAGTCATTTGGACATCTTCTAACCAATCAATAGCAACAGTGGATCAAGAAGGAAAAGTTTCAACACATTCGTTCGGGGAATGTATTATTAAGGCTATATCCGAAGATGGAGGTTTTGAGGCTATATGTAAAGTAATAGTCTTGGAACCAACTATTGAAGAAGCAATAAAAGTCAATATATATGGATCATATACGTCTTTCAACGGGTTTGTAACAGGGGATATCACTGCTGCTTTCTACAATAATAGTAGTAAAACTGTAGAAGTTACCGATTTTACAGTGTACGACACAAGAACAAATAAGATCATATTCCAGCAAGAAAATTGTGGGCTTGCAGAGAAAGAAAAGCCTATCCGGTATAATCTGAAGTTTAGCGGAGTTTACAAACCTCTCTTCCTCTGGCACTACCACCACTCCGGCAAGTCCTACACCTGCGAATACAGGATGTAGGGGAGAAGGTGATTTGATTGGAAAATAGTATATTTGCATATCAAAATAAAATCTTCATGGAAGAGAACAAACAAGACATATTAAGGATTCATATAGAGAACTCACAGCCTGTTGAAGTCGCAGACTTTACAAAGACGATGAATGCCTTTGGAGCTTTGTTTGCGTCTTTTGCCCAGAAAAACGGGAAATCCAAAGAAGAGGCGAATGCCAAATTATACGTAAGTAAAATCATTGAAGGTAGTATTGATATTCACCTTGTTGAATTGGCTACTATGGGTATTATCCCTTTTGTGGAAAATTCGAACTTGATTCTTGATTTTGCAAAACACATAAAAAGCATATACGATTATTATGTGAAGGGATCTTCCTTTAAGCCGGAGTTAACGCCTGCTGATCTAAGAAATGTGCATGACATGGTTTCGGTTCCAGCTAATGACAGAAATGGTGTTATGTCTGTTCAGGTTATACGTGGAAATGTTGACTCCATATTATATAGCGGGTGTACATTTAACTATATTGAGGGGAATGGCATACAAAACAAATCAGATTATGAACAAAAAGAAATAAGGTCTGTTTCCGACAATGGGGATGTATACAAGAAGCAATTAATGGCCATTTACCAAGTAAGGGAAGGAGAGGGTGTAGGGAATAAGGCTATAATCGATGCTATATCAAGCAAGGCTTTAGCTCTTTTATTCGATTCTAAGGTCTTAGAGGATGAGATTTTAAGGTCTGAGATTAATCCTATAAAAAGTGCATACTATGTTGATGTCATGATCCTAACGGCACAAGGAAGGCCAGCCGCGTATAAGGTCATGGCTTTGCATGATATCATCAGCTTAGATGAATAAATTAGGTGTTTTTATTTCCATATTTTACTAATATGGAAGCTCAAACAATCTAACATGCCATAAAACATATGAGTAAAGTGTTAAAATTTTTGCCTATTTGGAATGAAAGAGCGAATTTTGCACTGTGAAAATGAATAAGAAGACTCGTTAGGTAATCAGCCCTGGCAGAGGCTTTGTTATATAGAGATATTTGACAGCTTGTAGAACTTTTCGGTTTTATAGGCTGTTTTTGTTGTATAAGGAGTCTAGCTATAAAGAATATGATTGAAACAGTAGTTACATATTTTCTTGAAAATTTTCCTTGGATAGCAGCTATTTGTGTTACTGGCTATTTTTCATGGAAGGCTGCTGTATATTATGCAAAAGTGGAGGATACCCGCAAAAAAGTAGATAGTCTTCCCTGCGAAAGACGAAAAGAAGAAATTGAACAACATTCAAGAACTCACAATGAAACAAGTAGATCCATAGAGCGGATAGAAACAACTCTTGGATTTATCCAAAAAACGATGGATCAATTAGCCCAAAAGGGGAATAAATTGATTATCGATCCTTACACAAAATCTCATAGCCCTTTATCTATAACAGATGCAGGTCGAGAGATGATGGAGAGGTTAGGCGTAGGTGAAATGTTTGAAAAGAACTGGCTTCGTATAGACGAATTTATAGAAGACAAGTTGGAATATAAGAATCCTTATGATATACAAGAATTTCTAATCCAACAGGCTGTGGTTTATCCGGAAAAGTT